AAAATCTGATACCAAGAAGCGAGGCTGCGATTTATCTTGGACCAGGCCAGATTCCAGGTTCAAGTGTTGATATTGATACTATGGATCCTAACACAATGGATGTTCGTGAGGTAGTTGAAGGTGCGGAGATACCATTGGATGAGGCTGAATATAGTAGTTTCAATATGAAGCCAAAGAAATATGGCGTTTCAATTAGAATCACAAAAGAAATGCTTGAAGATGCGAAATGGAATCTTTTACAACATAATATTAAGATTGCAGGTAAAAGAATCGCAGAAAATGAAAATGCTCTTGTTATAACCGATGCACTTGACAACGCTAACAGCACAGTATCTGGTAGTGGTGCGATAACCATCGCTAACATCACACGAGCAATGCAATATCTTGAAGATGAGGACTATAATCCTACTACTTTGTTTGTAGGTATGGAAGTCCTTAATGATCTGAGAAATATTGACACTTTCGTTGAAGCTAATAAAGTCGGTAATACAGATATGATAAAGAGCGGTTTTCTTGGCACAATCTATGGTATGAATGTCATCAAAGTATCTTCTAATGCTGGAATGACATCGGCATACGCATACGTTACTGACAAAGCTTGGGCATACGTCATTGCGGAAAAAAGACCTGTTACTATTGAGAACTGGGATCTTCCTGCTTATGATATGCGAGCAGCAGCAATCACTCAGAGATTAAAGATTAGATACCTTCGTGCGAAAGCAATAGCGAAAATAACAACTTAGAGGTGAAAAATGGCAAGAACAGGGTTAAATGATGGATTAGGCGAAGAAGAAGTAATTACTTGGAGTGGCACTAATCTCCAAACCCAGAACGCATTTTTCACAGGAAGTGTAACTTCAGCAGCAGCATTTAGCGGATTAAACGCTTTTATTGCAGGAAGTGTTCAGGCAGACAAAGTAATTGCTGATGTTCAAGCAACAGGTTTGAATATCTATGCAACAGGCAGCATTCTTGCTGGTGGCAGAAGATTAAATTCTAATGGTGCTGGCAGTCCGACTACTTGGGGCAAGATAGTTCAGGGCGGAACTGGCACTCTTGGTGGTGGTAGCGATGTCTGGGTAACTTTCGGCACAGGATTTAGTACAACACCTGATTCTTTTGTAGCGATAGGTGCTGCGACGTCACCGAATAGTATTGCCTGTATTGCTGGAAGTTTGAACGCAGGAAGTGCTTATGTGCAAGGCGAAGTTGCGAGCGAAGACTTTTACTGGGTTGCGATTGGAACGAAATAAATTTTTTTTATTTTTTTTATTTTTTCATGTGGGAGGCATTGTCCTCATGCGTCCACTATAAAGATACGCAAATACGGAGGCAAGAATGGGAAACGAAGAACAAGGCTGGAGAGATAAAGATTATCAATTCAAAGGCTCAAAACGTGCTTTCTATGTAGGTTCAGAGATAGGTTCTACTACTGGCTATAATTGGATAGGTTTTAGTGGAACGAATACAGGCTTTGGTGCAGCAGGAAACGAAGTTTGTAATAGAATTATACTTGCAGGTTCGAACAATTCAGTTTTAGATTGGAGTTGGGATGGAACCAATCTTCATGGCGAGATATATGGCACGAATAATGCGATTGCAATGGATGGTGTTATGCGAAGTGGCATATATGTAAGAGCTGCGGATAACTCAAATGATCAGATTATAAAAATCTGGGCTTGGTGATTAGAATGAGTTATTTCCAGACAGAAGCTGGTGGCAGTGGTGATTTGACTGCTACTGATGATGGTACTTATATCACTGTGGCCTCTGGCGGAACTGATCTTTACAGAGTAAGAAAGAGTGATGGTCAATTCCAAGTTGCTGGCGGTTACGATTCAGACATTGCGATTTGAGGTGTAAAATGAAAGGAATTACAAAATTATTATTGGTTTTGTTTGCATTGATAGTAGTGTCTGTAGTTGTTGTCGGTTCAACAAGCACATTTAATAATGTTCAAGGTAATGGTTGGTTGAACATGAGCAATAGTTCTCAGACATCAAATATTGCAGGCACTTTAACTGTAGGCACAGCATTGACTGTTGCAGGAGCGTCAATTCTAACATCTCCTATTACTGCTAATTTTGATTTTGGCAACTGGCGGAGATATTACTGGCGTTGATGATATGAATGCAACAACTTTTAATGACGGCACTACTTCAATAACTGGTGGAGATATTACTGGCGTTGATGATATGAATGCAACAACTTTTAATGACGGCACTGCAAAATTAACTGGTGGAGACTTGACTGGTGTAGATGATGCAAACGCTACAAGCTTTTTTCAAGGAGGAAATGCTGTTGCGGATGTTGCAGGATTTACTATGACTGGGAATATTGATATTAGTGGAAAAGATGTTGGAGGAGTTGCGTATTTAAATTTCACAACAGATGCAGCACACCATATATATGACAATGCAACATGCGTCATCATAGTTGGAGATACAAGCACATTAAATATTTGTTAGAATGGCAGATAAGAAATATTATTATCTCGGAATAATTGTACTTCTTATATTAGTTGGAAGTGGAATAGTCTATGTTACTTTCGGCAACGATTTGAAGATAAGAATAGATAATGATAAATCAACTTTCTATGTTCTTGAAAATGGAAGATGGGTTGTTTCTGGACGAGAATATAATAAACTAATGGACGGCTCTTCTAATATGAATCGTCGCACATCAGAGATAGAAGTATTAACTAATATTGATGAAATACAGAATACTACAACAATTACACGAAGAACACCATATATTCGTGGGCCAGTTGTTGTCGATACTTGGTATTTTGATGGTAAACTTACAGATAAAGAGCAATTTCCAACAGAACACATAATAGAAGTATATAATGGAACAGGCTATTACTATAAATACGAAGTTCGAGATTTAGTCTATGATGGCGATACTTTCAAACTTGATGGCAAGCAAACAGAGATGTCTTTTGGCAGAAATATGAAAGTAACTTGGTGGGAAGGCTATCGTCTTGGCTGGGTTTATAAGCAAGGATCTATGTATATAAAGTCAGAGAAGCTTGCTTCTGATTATGAGAAATTTAATGTTAGATTATTTGATCCTACCTCTTGTAATTCTACTGCTTGTTCTTTCACTTGGGATTCTTTAACAGCAGAAGGTTGGTATCAACATAATACCAATTTAGATACAGGTGATTTTTCCAATGCAGATTTTCGTGATAGTAGCACAAATGGTGCGGTTTATGCATTTAATATAAGTTCTAATATCTCAAGTTTTGATAGGATTTCTATGGTAAAAACTAATATTGATGCAGTAGCAGGAGATAATGGCTTATTGGGTTTTGAAATGAATGACGTTTATTCTTTTAGTTCCGCATACTATGGAAATAATTTAACAATAAGAGTCCTTGCGGATGCAAATAATAAAATAGACTATCAACTCGGAGGGGGTGCAGTATGGTTAAAAGAGTGCCCTGTTAGTGGAGGTTTTAATTTTGATGCAGCAGAAAATCTTACTTGGTATATGTATATAAGTGGAGATAAAACTTTTTCAGTTGTAAATGGAGATGGTAGTATAAATTGTACTATGACGAATTTCACATCTGGAGGTACACATTCAAGTTATTATAATACTTCAACATTTATATACCCAGCATTATATGCAAAAGATTCAAGCTATGCTTATTATAATGACGCAATTATCGAGACAGTTACTGCGGCAGCAGATACATGCACTTATTCGAGCGGAGATTGGGATGTTGATTGTAGTGATAATTGTGCGATTACTGGGGCAGTTGCTGGAGCAGGAAACGATTTTACTTTATCTGGGACTGGCACGTTTAGCACGACTGCAGATATTAAATTTGATAATTATAAGATAGACGGAACAGATAGTTCAAATAGATGTATAGTAACTTGTAGTGGTGGATGTTTTACATAGTAGAAATGACCATTGAAGATAATATGAAGCGTTTCAGGGAAAGTAAAGAAGGAGGAATTCCGTTACCTGCTGACATTGCAGATTGCATTGATGGTGGCGGAATTAAATATTCAATAATGTTTGAGGGCGAATATTATTGCACACAATTATACAAATGGTGTCCTAAGAAAGCGAACTCTACTCATAAAGCACCATATTGTAGATTGAGAAGAGGTAATTAAGATGGAAGATTACTTTAAAGAACCGGATTCAACATGGGAACTTATTGGAACCAGTGGTTGCGAGAGTTTCTATGTTGATGAGAAAGGGAAAACACATATCATATATGGAGGATAAGAATGGGCGATTGGAGTTTAGGCAGTGTTCATGATACTGTATTGGATCTCATCTCTGATGTGCCTGCGTCTATTAGTGGGAATAGATTGCTCGAGATGGCAGATAGAGCAAGGAATCATGTTAGTGTATATACTGGCACTACTATTGGCAGTAATAGTATTTCTATTTCATATCAAGCTGCGATTACGTATCTTACTTGTGCTGATGTTGCTAATTTTATGAATCTTGAAGGTACTGATGCTTCGAGTGTTAAGCTTGGCGATTTTTCTATCAATAAAGGCGGACAGACCACTTTGGATGTGACTGCAACTAAGTTCTTAAATATGGCGCAGGAAGAACTTAAGAATATTGGCACGAGCATGAACTTTTTTAAATCTAATGGGTGATATTATGACAGTTTTACTAAAATATATAGGGCAACATCAAAGACAGGACATTTATGAGGTTGATGAAAAGAAAGTTGAAGCTTTACTTTCTCGTGGTGATTTCATCTTGGCTGGCGATGAACCGAAACCGAAACCTAAGCCTAAACAAAGCTGGACAGAAAAGAAGATCAAGAAATGGATCTTAGACAACAATATACCTCTTGAGTATAATATTAAGCGAGATACGAAAGCAGAAATGTTAAGGAGGCTCGAAGATGGAGGCTGGATATGAGTTTCGCTTCTGGCCTACAAAAAGATTTATACGACACTATTTCTAATTATGGGACTATTGCCAGAGTAAAATATTTTAACGTAAGTTATACTGCTGGCAGTTGGAGTTATGATGATGAAATTTCTCTCTCTCAGAGTGGTTCTGATTTATGGATAAGTGGCTTATTACAGCCAATCAGAACCACAAGAGGCAGTAACGATGCAGTTCTCGTGCAACAAGGTAAACTCAAAACTAATGATTCTAAACTATATATTGAAGGAGCTATAAATACATCTGGCACTTGGAGGATAGGTATTGGTAGTCCTCCGAGCAATGAGTATGCGATGGCGGAAGCAGGAGTTGAATCTTGGCCAGCCGTCGGTAGTCCAATCTATAAATTAGTTTATCTCACACGGATCACAGGAACTGGAAGTCTGGCAGGTGAATGATGGGGAAAGATACTATAACTGGAACTCGTGGTTCTCCTGTCCAGATGGAGATACGTGGTATTGGGGAAGTCATTAATTATATTCGTGCTAAAGGAAAAGATATTGAACAAGGTGTTGAGGTTGAACTTGTGCGACAAGGTGCTTTTATTGAAGAAGAACTTAAGAATAGTATCGCAGGCAGAAGAAAAGAACCTAAGAGTGTAAATACTGGCTTATTTTTGAATAGTATAAGGACAGATTTGGTTGATACGAAAACTGTCAAGATTGGTCCTTTAAATATTAGTTATCCTGGCACAGGCACCCCTGTCGCACAGATCGCGAGCTGGTTGGAATTCGGCACAACAAGGATTACAGAAAGAAGACATTTCAGGAACACTGCAGATAGAAATAAAAAGAAAGTTTATGGTGAGATTAATAAAGCAATAAATAGAGCAATACGTGGTTTGAAAGCATTAAGATAACCTTATATATCAGTTCCACTTATGTTATTATTGATGTAAGTGAGCATCACTTTATTCCAAGCGAGGAAAGATGGTAAGTACAACAACATATATTTCGGACACTATCAAATTTATTAGGAATGATTTGTTAAATAATATTACAGATCCTATTTCTACAACAAGATCAACAAATTCAAAGTTTGTTATGACCAGTTATCCACAACGACCAGCAGAATATCCATTGATTACTGTTCGTCATGATGGTGGGGCGAGCATCAAGAGATTAGGAATGCGAAGTGAACTTATCTGGATGTCTATTCCTGTTGAAGTTAGAGTCTGGGCTCGCAACGAGAAAGAAAAAGATACACTTACTCAACAAGTTATTAATAGGTTACGTTCAAACCAGTTCGGTGGTGGTGCTTCTACAAGCGACGACCAAGAACTGCACGATTTTGATATATTGAGCCAAACACCAATCTATGAAGAAGGAGGGGAAGGAGAAATCTCTATAAAGTCAATGGTGATTAGCATTCAATATAATTTTGTATTAGGAAGTTAGGAGGTAATATAAAAATGGCGAGATACGTATCGGACCAAAACCAAGTAGCATTCATCTATGAATCTGGAACTTACGCCAGCGTTTCTGGGAATGGTTTTTGGCCAGGACTGGTTCAAAGTCACGATATAGACGAAAGTATGGGAGTAATTAATTTGAGATACATAGGCGCAGGAGACAGAAATGTTGATCAATTTGTTGATGGTCCTGAAGATTATACAGGAACATTATCACTGCATCCACAAAATTGGCGTTTCTTAGCGTTTGCATTGGGCAGTTGTGTTGATGGTGGAAGCCCAAGTCCATATACACATGTAATAAGTGAAACTAATAGTGATAATGGTAATGCGTTCACATCAGGAGTGGCAAATCCATTCATGAGCTTTACTTTAGAAGATGGACATCAGTTCGACGCAACCAATGGTCTTAATTTTGTAAGAACTATTAATGGTTGTGTTGTGAATTCTTTGACCATCTCTGCGACGCAAGGCGAAGCTGCAACAATGGAAGTTAATTACATTGGCCAAGCACTATCATTCGGTTCTGAAGCAGTAACTTCAATAACTGAAGATACAGCAAGACCTTTCTTATGGAAAGATTTCCAGCTACAGATACCATCAGGCACAGTTTATTGTGAGATGACAGATTTCAGTTGGAGCATCAATAATAATCTTGAAGCACCACATTACATCTGTGGTAGCAGAGTTATTGGGGCACCAATACCTTTGAATAGAGATTATGAATTGACTGCGACATTCCATGGAACGTCAGAACATACGAAAACTCTTTATGACCAATATTTCACTGGAGGTTCAACATTTAATGCAATGTTGCAAGGTATAGCTTCAACTGGAAGTCGAGAGATCTATGTCATAATGAGTGGTTGTAAGATGACAGATATGTCTGCACCAAGTCCTGTTGAGGGCGTAAATACGCAATCTATTACTATCAATCCTGCGACTTGTGTGGTTCATGTGAATGACTTAACAGAATTATATAATCCGTGGTAGGATTATATTTTTTTAATTTTTTTATGGAGGTGTTCATTAATGGGCAATGTGAAAGAAAAACTTATCATTAGAAGGAATGAAAAAGGCGAGATCCTTCCTTTAGATATTCATATAAAAGGGCTTGGAGACTTTAAAGTTACACCTTTACTTCGTGGAGAAGTTCTTGAACTAATGGCAGGTAAACAAACTAACAATAATAATGATGGAGATTTAGAAGTAGTTAAAAAACATTTAGTTGAACCAAAGTTTACAGAGCAGGAACTAAATGATATGAAATGGAATGCAATTAATATGCTATCTAATGAGATATTCAGAATTAGTGGTGTTGAACTATCTCCAGAAAATACAGAAGAAGATATAAAAAAAAACTCGACGCCTTCGGAACCTACAAAAGAGAACGTAAGTTAGAAGTATTTTTACATAAGCAAGGTTATACTTACTTTAATATGAATGCTTTGACTTATGTTGAAATAAATATGTTGATTGATGGTCACAATTTCGAACAAAAAGATATAGAGAACGAATATAAAAAACAAAAGAATAAAGCTATGCGAGGCAGACGGAGAAGATAATGGCATTAGGAAGTTTTGGGAGCAGTTTTATGGGAGGTTTTGCAGGGGCAGCTTCAGTTCAAATAGTTATCAGAGCAGTAGATCAATTCTCTGCTGAGTTTAAAAAAGCTGAAACCTCGATGGCTAAGCTTGGGAAAGCTTCAAAGGTCGCAGCTCTTGGTGTAGCAGGCGCTTTTGCATTGATGGCAAGAGAAGCAGGAAAATTTGAACAAACCCAAATAGCATTCAAAACTTTAATTGGTGATACACAAAAAGCAGAAAAATTTCTAAAGAAACTTACAGATTTTGCGAAGAAAACTCCATTTACTTTGCCTGGTGTTGAGAAAGCAGCAAGACAATTACTTGCTGTTGGTTTTGAAGCTGAAGAAGTATTGCCAGTATTGAAAGATCTTGGAGATGTATCTGCAGGTTTAGGTATGGGAGAAGAAGGTTTGCAAAGATTGATTCTTAATTTAGGACAGGTTAAAAATCAAGGAAAGCTTACTGGAAGAGAATTAAGAGATTTTGCAGTTAATGGTGTTCCGCTTCTTGATGAATTATCAAAACAATTAGGCGTTACAACTGCAGAAATACAAGATATGACATCAAGAGGCGAGATTGGTGCGGATGCTGTTCTTAAAGCATTTAAAACAATGTCTTCTGAAGGTGGAAGATTTGCTAATCTTATGGATAAACAAGCAGAATCTTTAAATGGACAAATATCCAATCTCATAGATAGTATTACAATTCTTGCTCGTGATATTGGTCAGGAGTTATTACCTCCAATAAAGTCTGTAGTTTCTTGGCTATCTAAAATGGTGGCAGCATTCCAAGAACTATCTCCTGAGATGAGAGGTTTGATTTCTAAAGGTGTTGTTGGTGCAGGAGCAGCCGTAATTGGTGCTGGTGTTGTTGCGAAAGGAGTGGATATTGCTAAAACGCTTGGTCTTATTAAAACTGCAAATATGAATGTTCAAGCAACGAATGTTAATATTGCTGGCGGAGGTACTGGAACCGCAGGAGGTATTGCTGGAAAAATTGCAGGAAAAGGAGGAGGTGCGGGAGTTGGTGGTGCTCTTGCAGGAGTTGGTGCTGGGACGATAGGGGCTTTTGCAGTTGGAGTTGCAGCTACTGGCGCTCAGATGGCATTACAGCAAGAATCATTAAAGAAGATGTATGGTGAAGCCGCACCTAAACTTGGGACTTATGGTTTGCCAACAGATCCTACAACTGCAATGATGATGCTCGGTGCAGGTCAATTAATGGGGACAAGTCAAGAAGATATGAATGAACAACAAATACAACGAGTTGCTGGGCTTGAAGAAGAAAGTAGTCTTATGGATGAATTAATAGGGAAACAGGAAGTAAAAACAGAAGCGGAAGTTTTAGGCAGTCAGGCAACAATAACTTCGAGCCAAGCAATTGTTCAGTTAGCAAAAGATCAATATGCCTTTCAATTAGCAACCGAACAGTTAGAAAAACAATATGATGCTGGTAAAATTTCTGGAGAGAAATATGTTGCGGAACAAGAAATATTAAATCAAAAAATGGCGGATGCTAAAACCAAAGCAGAAGAAGTTGTCCCCAAGATTGCTGACTTCTCAACTCAATTAAAGATATTAATGGATACTCTTGATAGAAAATCAACTACTGAAGAAAAAGCAGCCTTTTTGGCTACAATGGGTTCTTCTATTATATCTGGTGCAACTACTGAAGCAAGGGCAAGACTTGCAGAGAAATATGGGCCAGAACGTGCAGGTGGAGGTTTTTCTGCACAATCTATGGGGAGAATATTATCAAGGGGGCATACATATTCAGGATTTACTTCATCAATACCTACAATGCAACATGGAGGCATAGTTAGAAGTCCAACAATGGCTTTAATCGGCGAGGCTGGACCAGAAGCAGTAGTGCCTCTAAATAGTCCAAGAGCAGGAGTAGGAGGTATCAATGTTAATATTGGCACGATTCAAGGTCTGGACGCAGAGAACGTGGCAGAAGCATTACAAGAAAGATTACAATTATTGATTAGTGCATAGGTGATAAAATGACAGATTTAAATTATAAAGGAACTGGGAGCACATTAACTGCTTCGGAATGGAACGTCTTAGCAGATAAGATAACGTCTGGTGCAGATAGTATATTTACTGGTAGTGTCGTGATGAGCGGAACTAATGTTATGCAACTATCTCCTGCTGGAACTGGTTCTGTAACTTCATGGGGGAAATGGGTGCAAGCAGGAAGTTCAGCAACAGACGCAGGCAGTAATGTCTGGGTAAGTTTTGGAACAGCATTTACATCAACACCATATATTATAGTATCATGTGCTCAGACATTAGAGAGCATTGTTGCGCCGACTGGTAGCTGGAACGCTGGCAGTTTTTATGTTGAGACGACAAGTGCAAGCCAAACATTTAGTTGGATGGCGGTAGGTTAAACTATGGTTGTAACTGCAAGGATAGATGTTGAAGGGACGCAATTATATAATGCGAGAGACATAGATGTAAGATCCACGATTGGAGAGAACAATTCGGCGTCGAGTTTTACTGCATTATTCGATAATGAAGCTGGTCGCAACGAGAGTTCTTTCACTGTGGGTGACGAAATCTTAGTCTTCGCTGATGATTCTATCAATGTCCACAATTATGCATTTCCATACACATTTGATATATACTTACTGAATCCTATATTTGCAGGAGTGTTAGAGCAGATACAATTTGCAGGTAAGGGTGAGAAAGAACAAATAATAATCAAAGGCAGGGATTATGTTTCATTATTACAAGATACAACAATAGAACCCACTGTCTATAATAATCAAGAAGCCAGCGTTATAGTTAAAGATATTATAGATACTTTTGTTCCTAATATTACAACGAGATATGTAGATACAACGGAGACTACTGTGGATCATATTTCGTTCAATCATACGCCTGTCTTTGATGCACTGAAACAATTATCCGAACTTTCCACATTTACTTTTTGGGTAGATAGTAGCAGAAATTTACATTTTGAAGAGAAAGGTTCAGTATCGAGCTTACAAACGATAGATAATACTAATGCGATAAAAGCTAATTTTAAAGAAACGGATAGAGAAATAGTTAATGAAGTTTGGGTTTATGGTGACAGATTCTTGACTGGTGCGCAAGATACATTTACTGCGAATGGAGGTAGTGTTTATACTCTTACATATAAACCCCATAATACTAATGTTTATGTTGGTGGTAGCACCGCACCAAAAGTTGGTGGAATCTTCGAGATGACAGTCGGCACACCAGGAAGTCCTACTCAATATTTGGTAAGTTATTATAATCGGCAAGTAATCTTCGTATCTGGTGCGAGCCCACAAAGTAATAACATCCCAATTTCTGGCACTGACGCAATAAAGATAGATTATGAACGAAGCGTTCCTATTGTGAAATATGGTCTTGATAGAGTTAGTATAGATACTTATGGGAAACATACGAAAGTCATAGTTGATAGTAATATAAAAGATCCTAATGCTGCGAAAGACATGGTTCTTGATGAACTTAATAGAAATTCTATGCCGAAAAAACAGGGCAAGATTAATCTACAAGGTATTCTACATTTCACTGCAGGAAATACTGTGATTGTTAACCTTCCGTATCATGATGTAGATAGCGAAACTTTTGATATATTAGAAGTTAAGTATAACTTTAATCCAGCAAACAATCTCCATAGTAATGTTCTGCAATTAAAAGTTTCGCAGAAGATAGATGATATTACTGATACTATCAAACAAATGATGCTTGATATTAAGAAATTGCAAGCAGCAGAGATTGATGATGCTGACGAATTGACACGATTAGAGATAGCGACTGGCAGTTTTGGGATCAGAGTTGCAGAATGGTATGTTAAGTATAGAAATATTGGTAGTGCATTTATATTGGGACATTCAGAGAATGGTGTTCTTGGTGCGGTAACTGCTGGTAGTCTCCAGCCATATCTCGGTTCTGGAGGAGATATAGTTTGGTACACTGCGGACAGCGGAGGTAGTTGGACATAATGGTATTTACAACTTATGGTAAGGAAACTGCAATGGTTCGTATAGGTAGTGATATTAATGAACCTGCATACATTGGAATAGGCAGCGGTAGTGGTGTTGTTTCAGTTACGAATACTGGCTTAGTTCATCATACTGATAGAAATGCATTCACTACCTCAGATTTATCTGTTGCAAGAAAATGGGAGATGATTGCTGATTTTAATAGTGTAGAGATGAGTGGAACGCCATTAAGAGAGTTTGGAATTTTTGTAGAATCAAGCGGTGGTAAGCTATGGCAAAGAGAAGGTTTCGCTGCGATACAATTTGATGGGACAAATGAATTACAAATACAAGTAACTTGGGAGGTTTACTAAAGATGGCAGAACGACCAAAAGATGGAGATATACTTTATGGTGATCAATTAGGAACAGAATGGCCTTATTCTAAAACAAATA